ATCACAATTTCGGAGCAGCTATTAATAAGCCAAAGGTTTTACTTGCTGATAATTTCGGGGTATATTTTGAAACAGTATTTCCTGATACAACTATCGGTAATGATACATTGAAACTTTACGAAGCTGGAGCCATCACTGAACATTCGGTAATGTTCAACATTATACAGGCAAGGCAGGAAGTAATTTCAGGGCAGGAATACCAACTTATTCAGGAGGTAAAGATGTGGGAAGGGTCATCCGTCCTTTGGGGAGCCAACTCAAATACTCCTACAACCGGATTAAAGATGGAGCAGGCAGAAGCACAGATAAAATTATTAGATAGCCTGATGCACAACGGCACATTTTCAGACGATACATTTCTAATGATCGAAAAGACATTAACAGATATAAAGAGCATTTACAAGGGCGCGGGCGATAACCATCCTTTGGAAATAAATGACCCTATGCCGGCAAAAACGAGTAGGGAAGAAATAGTTAAATCATTTTATTCATCATTTAAAAACTAAAAAAATGAGTCAAGAAGAACTCGACATTATCGCAGCAGAAGCCGCCAAGGTCGAAAAGAAAATGAACTCCCTTGTTGATCCGTTGATCAAGAAGTTAGAGAAAGCGGAAGAGGTTACGCCCGCACTGGAAGCCAAGATCAAAGAAGCTGCCGATAAATATATTGGCATGCAGAAACAACTTGACGAACTGGATATGAAACTTCAGAAAGCAAATGTTCCTAATCAATTCGCTCCTTTATCAGAGCAGTTTGAGCATGTGATCTCGAAAGCTACATGGCTTGCAGAATACAAAGAAAGCAAACGCGGTGGCAAATTGGATCTCAAAGGCATGGACATTCACGCTAAAGTTGGAACCGTAACACGGGTGACCGATACCATTCAGCCACAGTTCACGCCATTTCAATTCGTACCAGGTCGCAGATTTCACGTTCGTGACATTATACCAGTTGGTACAACCACATCGTCCACCATATGGATGCCTTACGAATCCGCTACAACTAACGGAATTGCCCGCGTTGCTGAAGGTGCAGTAAAACCACAATCAGACTTTACCCCTGCCGTTGTTAAATGGCCTGTTGAAAAGATTGCTACTTGGATTAAATTCTCGGAAGAAATCTTGGAAGATATGCCAATGTTCACATCTTATCTTACAACGCGGTGGCTGGAGTTACTCAAACAAGCTGAAGATACCAAACTACTCTATGGTTCGGGGTCAAGCGATATCAAAGGGTTAACTGTTTCCGCTGCTGCTTACGTTGATTCGTTGGCATCTTCATTGGTTGACAGGTTCATGGTATTGGATGCTGCCACAACTCAGGTTCAGGCTGCAAACTTCTATCCGAACTACATTCTTCTTCATCCTACTGATGCCATGCTTCTTCGTCAGACACGCGACACAACCGGGGAACCTTATTTCTTCGCATTGGGTCAAGGTCAGCCGTTAACAATCAACGGTGCTACTATCATAACAACTCCAGCTATGACCGTTGGTGATTTCCTTGTTGGGGACTTCGCAATGGGCGCACAGATTTGGGATCGTAAGGCTGCAAACATCACTTTCTACGACCAGAATGAAGATGATGCCAAATATAACCTCATCATGGCTGTAATCGAAGAACGTCTTGCATTGATAACTTACGCATCAACTGCATTCTGTTTCTCATCATTCGGATCAGCACTGGCTCGCGGATCAGCATAATTTGTAATGTTGTTGCATTAAAGGGAGGGGTAGAAACCTCCCTTTTTTTAATCTATCCATAATGAAAACAAAGATCATCAACTTAGCTAAAAGGACAGACCGATGGGAAGCTGTACAGTTGGAGGTACAGAAATTCGGGATAACCGAATATGAGCGATTCGATGCAATCGAAGGTGGTTATATGGGATTCAATCGATCAGTTCATAAGTCATTGGAAGGAGAATCTGAATTGCTATTATTAGAAGATGATTGTGTTTTCGAGGCAACATTAGATATTATGCTTCAGGCAAAATCTGAACTTCCCGATGATTGGGATTTGATGTACCTGGGCGCAAATCTAAAGAGTAAAGTAAATCAGTATTCTGAACACCTTTACACACTGACAGATGCATGGACTTCTCACGCCATCCTGTATTCGGATAAGGGTGCTAAATGGTGCTATGAAAACTTTGATCCAGAAGAAGGAACTATTTATGATGAATGGCTTCGCACTACAGCACAACGAAGATTGAAGTGTTTCGTTATGTTTCCGATGATCGCACTCCAGGCTGATGGATGGTCAGACATTTGGGGAGCAAACGCAGTTTATGGGATTCAATGGTCATCTAAACATTTCTATAAATGATCCATCACGTTACATACACCGATAAAAACATGACCACCTCCGCGCTACATTGTTCGGAATCTGCCACTAAACACGGATGTGATAGTTCGTGCATATATACAGAAATGCAGTTATCGGAAACGTTCAGGGAAAGAAATGTTTCTATATTATCACAACCTCGCGGAGCCGGGTATTGGATTTGGAAACCCCAGATCATACTTCAGGAAATGGAGAAATGTAAAGAGGGGGATTATATTCTGTATACCGATGCCGGGGTACAGATTATCAGTGATGTTGGGCAATTGATTTCAAGTGTAGAAGATGGCATGTTGTTATTTGGAGGTCAATATAACAATCATGAATGGACAAAAGGCGATGTACTTAGGCTAATACCTGAAGGCGTTTACAAACAGCTTCAGGCATCAGCTATGATATTTGAATGCACTACCAAAGTCGTTAACTTCCTTCATCTTTGGATTATGATGTGCGAAACCCCAGGACTGATTGATGATTCACCATCTATATCTGATAACCATCCCGATTTCGTAGAGCATAGACATGATCAGGCAATATTAACAGCCTTGCAGATTCTTTATCAGATAAAGAGCCATTGGTGGCCTGCTACTTACAATAATGGGAAATTCAATTATCCAAAAAATGAGCATACAGATTCGTATGCTGTAATATTTCATCACCATAGAAAACGCAATAACGAATGGTAAGCGTAGTGATTCCGACATACGATATGCAATGGAGGGCGATATACTTCCTTCGACAAGCCATTAACAGCGTTCGGCAGTTAAGGCGCGGTTATGAAATTATAGTATCCGACGAATCAACAGATTTTCAGGTAGAGGATTATTGCGGTATCGCTTCTGTTAAATATTTCAAAAATACAAGATCACCAGGTGCAGCTGGAAATCTTAACAATGCAATAGATCACGCAACAGGGGAAATGATTAAGATACTATTTCAAGATGACCAATTGCGATCCATTGAAGAGTTTGATATCATAACACATTGGGGTTTCTGTACATCAAAACACAATACCAATCGCGGAGATCATATTCCATTCCATCCCAATTCTATAAAGGAATTAGCATTGGGGTGCAATACATACGGATCTCCTTCAGCACTTGCATTTAGGAAAACGGATCTCCGATTCAATGAATCATTGCGGTGGCTGTTTGATTGTGAATTCTACGCTCGCATGAGCCTTATGTATGGATTGCCAGACATGGTTAATACTTCCGTAGATATTACAGAATGGGATGGTATGGCTACCAATACCATATGCACAGGATCCGTTAGACTTCAGGATACAGAAATAATAAACAGGTTGTATGCTGACATTTAAAGAATTAGGAAAATATGGCAGACTTGGCAATCAGATGTTTCAGATAGCCAGCACAATCGGATTAGCAACATCACACGGATATGCATATGGGTTCCCTGAATGGAAGAACTACGATCATCTGAATAGATTCGGGAGTGCTGAAGATGTGGACATTCAAAAGTATTTCAAGAACGCATTACCACCGATAGATCAGCGCAATTATTCTGATTATTTCATTCATTGGGGATACCACAATTTCAAAGCATTACCAGACAATATTAATCTATTAGGACACATGCAATCTGAGAAATACTTTGCCCACTGCAAGGATTTGATACGTCACTACTTTGAATTTACAGATGAATGTGAGCCTATGCCGAAAGAGTCTATTGCTATACATATAAGGCGTGGGGATTACGATGACTCGTACCATCCTACAATGAAAGAGAAATATTATAAACAATCTTTAGAGTTACTGCCAAACGTAGCTAAATTTGTATTCTCAGATGATATTGAAGAAGCAAAGAAAATTATAGGAAATGATGCAACATATATTGAAGGCAATCATTATATGAAAGACCTGCAGTTAATGACCAAATGCAAATACTTCGTTCTTTCAAATTCAACATTTTGCTGGTGGGGGTGGTGGCTTGCTGATCATGATAAGTGTATCGCTCCACAGAATTGGTTTGGAGATGTGGCAATGTTAAGTTCTAAGGATATATATACAGACGAAATGATTATAATATGAAGATATTCGCTCAAGTTCACGCATACCCTACTCGCCACAATGCAGGGGCAGAATGGTACCTTCATTCGATGCTCCGCTACCTTGTTGAACAAGGTCATGAGTGCAGGGTGCTGACATCGGATATCGCCTGCCGAACACTGGATGGCGTTGAACTGTTTGAACAGAATCCGACAAACGAATGGGAGTTATCATTGTGGTGTGATATAATTGTTTCACATTTAGGCCGATCTGGTAGGGCATTTAATTGCGCAAACCAGCATCATAAACCTATTTATATAATTCTGCACAATACATTCACTAATCGCTTGGTTGAAGTACGGCAGGATGCTTCTTTGATTGTCAATGCTGATTGGGCATTACAAGATTGCTTGGAAAAAGGATACAAGCATCGGATGGCGGTGTTAAGGCCAGCTGTCTTTTTTGATGACTATAATTTCATCCCCGGTAAACGTGAGCATATCAGCCTGATTAATCTTTGGGAACGAAAAGGAGGTCAGACATTCGCAGAGATTGCAAGACTAATGACTGATCGTAAATTCCTTGGAGTTAAAGGTGCATACGGAGATCAGATCACTCCAAGACTTTCAAACGTTGAGTATATAGAGAACACGCCGTACATTAAGCAGGCTTGTTATGAAAGAACGCGCATTCTTTTAATGCCTTCCGTTTATGAAAGCTATGGTAGAACAGCAGTTGAAGCAATGTGTTCTGGTATTCCGGTCATCGCTTCCGATACGCCTGGACTTCGTGAATCATTGGGAGATTGTGGTATATTCATTGCACAAGATTCGCCTATATCAAAATGGGTAGAGGCTATCAAATCGCTGGATGACAAAAAGGTTTATGAAGAATTATCTAAACGTTGTGTCATCCGTGCAGAAGAACTATTTGAAAAATCACTTAACGAATTAGAAAACATAAACGAATTCATACAATATGAACAGCTACTTAGTGAAGCGTAACTTTGCAAAGAATTCAGGCATGGCGCATACAGGGGACATACTTACTGATCTTCCTGAACCATATGCATCAGACTGGACTGCACTTGGTTTCATTGTTGCTTATACGGCAACATCAGATCCGATTCCACATACCGTTGAAATGGACCATAAACCACTTATAAAAAGAACAGGCGGAAAGCCTAAAGATCCAAAAACGAAATGAAACTGATCACGAAAACAGATGTAGCAACTGAATCCGTATTGGCTCCTGCCGTTCGTGAATGGCTGGCATTGGATTCAACATCACAAGATACTATGCTTGCCACGATGGCAAAGGCTGCCCGGATGAAGATCGAAAGATTAACAGGTAAGGCAATCGGTGCGCGTACTTTAGTTTATACAATTCAGATGCCTGTATATGGGGTTCTTGATCTACCATATCCTCCGGTCGTATCTATTTCAACGGTGAAAACAATCACAGAAGATGGCACAACTGACACGCTCGGAGCCTCGGATTTCTCGCTTGTGAATGAATCCCTATATTGTGCATCATCCATTGGGTTCGCCGTTGAAGTCGAATACATTACCGGGTTAACTCCTACGGTATCAGAAAATCAATTGATATTGAAACAAACGGCATGGGATTACACGCATCGAGGAGATAGTGAAACAGCAACTTATTCGCCAGATGTCTTGATGGAAATTTCACAGATTAGCGTTAATAACGGATTCTAATGGCAAACATACCTTACATCGGACAACTCCGAAGCAGGATGCAATTCCTGAAGGATACAAAGACATCGGATGGTGCCGGAGGTTATACGTCTGCCAAATCTGTTGACTTTGAAATGTGGGGATACATCCGGCAGATAAGTGAATCGGAAGCGATGCGCAA